ATCTTCTCACCACTCTGTACTTCAAGTGCTGCCAATTGTTTGGCTGTTTGGTTGTCTTCTGAGTTAACAAAAATCTTAGTCTGGTTGTTGTCTTGGTTGCGGGCATCCTCTGCCTGTTGGCGCATTTGTTCACGAGCCAATTCTGCTTGCTGCCGTTGCTGATCCATTGCCAACTGTTCTTGACGCTGTTGTTGTTTGTCTGCAATCTCCGCTTGCTTAACAGCCATGTTGGCCTGATCTGCTGCTTGCTTGCGTGCCACTTCCTGTTTGGCAATTTCTGTGCCGGGATCGTTGGGATCCGGTGGTTGCATGGATTGAAGCAACTGCACTGCTTGTTCAATGATGGGAGGCAAGGCCTGGAATGATTGATTGACCTCTTTGACCACTGATTGGCTTGCTGCTGCCATGACTTGGTCAAACGCTTTCTTCTCCTCTGTCGAGGCCTTCACACGAAGTTCTGCAATGGGTTGACCAGCAGCCTCTGACGCTACGTCAACCATTCGACTCACATACCACAGCACCATGTGCTCACGGAGGTGAGAGAGTAGGACAGGCAAAGCGGTTGGGGCTGCTATTCGACTTGCACCGAGTACAGGGCTAGTCATGAAGTCAAGGTGTACTTGGATGTGTGCTAAGTGCTCCTGATCTGGGAATGCAACAATGGGCCGTCCCATGCTTGCTGCCACATTCTCATTGACTGCATTCATCTCCTCCATGGCTGGTTTGGGGGTCAGGAGTGCCTCACCCTCTGGCACTTTGAGTTGCTTCAACAACAACTCCTCTACTTTCCTCGCATCGTACAACCCTGGGTGAGTGTCTGAGCGCTGTACCACTGCCTGCACTTGAGCAAAGCGCTGGGTCTCAGAATAGATGTTGGGATCAGATACAGGCACCACATTCATGGGACCTTCAAAGTCCTTGCGATAAGCTAGCAGCTCACCGGTGTCATCATAGATTTCTTTCTCTTCCATGTAGAAGCGGTTGATGCGGTATAGGACCTGCAACAGGCGACCCATGGCGTCATGGACACGGGCGTGGATGGAGGAGAACACAGTCATGCCCTGTTCCATACGCGCAAGAGTAGTGCCAACAGGCACATTGGCATTGGTGTCTGCCAATTCCTCAAATGTTGTTCTAACTACGCCTCTACCTGCATCAATCAAAAAGCCCATCAGTTGAAACAGGACAGGTGAGGGTGGGTTGAAAGGCATGGGCATCATTACTTTGCGAATGTCATCCTGCCCAAACGATCCCTCTATCTCATGCACCTCAGTTGGGTCAATGCGGTCTGTCTGTCCACCTGTGCCGCCTTTAAGTTTTAAGAGACCTGGGAAATTGCTGATATGTGCTGAGTCAAGCAAAGCGCGTAAAGCGCCAGTGGCAGCAGCAGACAAGCCACCAATCATATGAGTCAGGCCAATGGGGTAAGCACCGCGCCATGGAACAAATGGGAATTCGATGATATGCACCAACTCATTCATCAACTCATCTTCCTCTTCCCAATTGCGGTAGATAGACAGGACTTGTTGTGTGGTTTTGTCAACTGAGATGACATAGGGCGCAGGACCGTCAGTATCGTCTTCTACATCGTAGTAAACAGTAATCTCAAGAATTGTTCGCAACCCATCAGTGTTGTAAGCATCTGACTTGCGTCCTTCTATCTTGTCATTTGCTGTTTCTGACTTCGACACCTCAGGTGTATGGGGCTCAGGTGTTAACGCAATGTCTCGGTACATGCCTGACTTTACCCGTTGACTATACTCTAACTTGGTGATGTACTGCACATGGGTTTTGCGTTCTGCTGAGTAAAAGTTACTGGCAGCAAAGGGCAACAAGATGTCGTCTGATGAGACAAATGATGGTAATGGACGCTTGCGCCTTTGGTCCCAAGTCAACTTAATGTACTGCACACCAGACAATGGCATTTGGGTAGACATCTGCTCAAGCTCTGCCCTAAACTCTGGCATCTGTTTGGTCATTTGCCAGTTGAGGAACTTGGTCAGGCGTTCTGACTTTTCAAACTTCGCCTTGGTCACATCCCCAATGACCTCCTGCCTTGCTGGACCCATGGGTGGGAAGATTTCTTTCATCACCCGAGAGGAGAAGTCAACACAGGCCTCAGTCAACATGGGATGAACGACTTTGGATGCACCGGTAAATGCTGCACCTCCAGGAGCGTCATCACCAAGGCCTGTCCGCCTTAGGCCTTCCTCATACTGCTCATCCCGACGCTTCCGCGCCTCTTTATCCTTCTCAACCAACTCACACAAGTCCGAACCCATGAGGGCGAGCTCTGACTCTGGCATGTCTTCAGCCAAGTTGGCATAGAATTCTGATTGACCGGGGAGAGGGGCGTCACTTATTTTGACCATTGCCCCGCCATCTTCTGTATCTTCTACATCACTGTTGTCTTCATCAACTGGAATCATCTCGCCCAGTTGCTTCTCCATTGTGTCATCGGTATCTGCCATGCTATGTTCCTTTACGCGGCGTATGGGTTATGGCGGTCGATCACTGGCTTGCGGGCTTTGGGTTCTTTGACGGGCAAGGTGACAGCCATTTGGTTGCGGTCAGCAAGTAGTCGTAGGGCTTGAGTTGTAGAGTCGACGAAGTCGTCATGCTTAATTGAACCTTCACCATGGAAACTACAAACCTGAGTGATTAGGGGATCTGCCCAGGAGCGTGGCATGCCAGGACGCTTTTCCGATTCCACTACCCAGACATGTCCATGAGCAAAGAGGTGAGATACGGCATGCAGTCGCTGAAGTTTGTCTGCCCTGCCTGGATTATAAGGGTATGCCAAAATATCTTCACGCGAGAGCATCTGTCTCAAAGAAATCCCTGACCCTTTATCCTCAATCACCAACAAATCAACCGCTTTGCCACCCAGGACTGAATGCTTAGGACCAACCAAGGGTTGGATGATGGGTCGGAAATCCTCATCACCGTATTTGACTTTGTACTCTTTCTTCACCCGTTCAATAAGATCTGGCAGTCCCAGATGATCTTGCCAGCAGTCAAGGAGCAGGAAGTGTGGTCGCTTCTCATGCCTGAACAATCCCCAGACAGAGCATGCTGTTGGGTCTGCATCATGTGTCTTTTTATCGGTTGTCTTTTCAGTAAACGCTGTGTCCAAGGACATGACAATGTACTCAAAGCCTGGCAACGGCTTGTCTGCAGGCCACAACTTGAATTGGCTTCTCTTCACTATGCCTGACTCTTCTGGGTCAATGACCTCGGCATAGATTTCTTGTCGCCCCAATTGGGTGCCTTCATACTGCGACAGTTGCTCTATGAATGACTTTGCCAAGTTGTCTTTGTTCTCATAAGTTGAGCCACGAGTCACATAGACAGAGCCTTTCTTCTTCTCACCATCCTTTATCAACTTCCTCACCAACTCAATGGGTCTTGGTGTGGTAGTCACAACTACTTGTGGGTGTTCGCCTAGACGCAATCCAAACTTCATCATGTCCCATGTCTCATCTGGGTATTGCCATGCTGCCAACTCATCGCACCAAACCCTATGATGCTGTGGACCACGAAGTCGATCTGGTTCTTGTGCTGAAAAACCTTTGATGACTGATCCATTTTCTAAGACAATTTCCGATATCGTTCGGTTATAAGAACGGATAATGGTTTCAGGTAAGACAGACAACATACCTGACTCCCCCTCAATGCATGTGTCTCGGATGTCGCCAGAGGTTGGTGCAATGATGGAACAACGGTGACCTGGGTTCTGTGTTGCATACCAAGCCGTGTCCTCCGCCCCTGTCCTTGTCTTGCCAAACCCTCGTCCTGCCAAGATCAACCAAACATCCCAATTACCGGCAGGTGTTCGTTGGTTGTCTCTTGCTGTGGCTAGCCATCTCATGCGCCAAGACAACAGTGTCAGATCAAACACTGACAACTCAGCAAGTGAGGTGTCTAAGTTGTTTGGGTCAATAGCAACGGTCACTTGGCACTCAGTTTGCTCATCGCTTGTGAGATCTCATCTATCAACCTTAGTCGAACTTCAATTGGGTTTCCATCAGCACCTGTGACTTCAATGGATCTGCGTTTGGAGTGCCCATATTGGACAACCTCTTTCAACGCATCCTTTCTGACTGCAACAGGAAGTTGCTTATCAAACGCTATCTCTGCCAACTCAGTCAATGGGTCACCAAACCGCTCAATGATGGCTTCCCATGTATCTTGCTGCGTTTTGCGCTTAGTTGTTCGCGCAGCTGGCACGCCAGGAACAGAAGCGGATAGCAAAGAAGCAGCTGGCTTTAGATCAGGTGGCATTTTATCCATACGACAAAAGGTAATGAGTTAATTTCGTGCCATTATAACTACAACTTCAAACAAATTGCCACCACCTTGTACACATACGTGAACCAATCCATAAATATTTTTATACAACCATAAGAAAAACCGTTGCAGCTAAGCCATTGTTAGTAATCAGTAACATATTAGCATTTATTAGCATTTATTAGTACTGCTATCAACAAATAATCTTTGTATCCGTGCATATTATTAGCATATTAGCATTTTCAACTTTTATATGAAAATAAAATAATTGGTGTTCTCTTTCTTCACGTGTACAAATCAGCAAAAAACTTTCCCCATTTAACACTAACTGCTTGATTTATATGAAACGGCATCAAACTCATTGCAAAGCCCAACCATAAAATCCTTCAACCCAACCTCCCAATTCACCATCTCAACCATGGAATATTGATTGATTTCGTCTGCAAAATTGCCAGGAATCGCAAAAAAACGGGCATCTAACTGCACTAAAACCCAACTTTTGCCGCCATTTTTGGTCTGATTAAAGTGCCAATTGATCTGTTCTTGTGTCAACCCACGCTGACTTTTGAACACCACTGTTTCCTTTTTGGCAGGTATCTTGCCATGCTTTAACTCTATCCATCCCTCTCGTCCTTTGACACAAAAATTTGCATCAGGCATCCCATCTATCACCCCGTTCTCCACCCTCTCCCATCTTCCTGGCAAATCTTGTCCTCGGACGATATCCCTCAAACGGTTCCACAATAACTTTTC